TCCTAAGGATTCGAAGTCGAGGCGACCCGTTCCGAGTATAAGAACGGGAGCGAAACCCGGACCGGTCGAAAAGTTTATAATCGCGTTTAGCGTAGGTTGCGCCACGATCAAATCGCTCCGGCGTAGTCGAGATTATTTCCGTATCGGTTATTATTCTGAATCGCTTTCTGTACCGCGGCCGCGAACTCCTGAGTAGAAGTAGTCGTTATCGGAGCGTTAAAGTTTAAAACGACGCCTCCCGAACCGGTTAGAGCGGGATTATCTTTAGTATCTTTATCGGATCCGAGGCCGGGAAAAGGATTATCCGGTTTAGGAGGGATAACCGGAGGGATAACCGGAGGGATAACCGGAGGGATAACCGGAGGGATAACCGGAGGCGTAGGATAAATTATTCTCGAAAGCGACTTAATATAAACCTCTAGGGCGGCCTGTCGCGCTAAATCCGCCGCTTCCTGCTTTTCCGCTAAAGTCTTTATCGAACTCGAAACGGCGTCTTCTAAAACTTTATTCTGTTCGACTTTAGTTCTATTCTGAGACTCCTCTATAAGCGCCGCCGCCGTACTAGCGGCGCTAATTTTCGAAACTGTAGCGAGTTTCTGGATCTGTAATTCCTGATCCTGCGTCTTCTGCGAATAAGTTTCGAGAGCGGCTAATCCTCCGGAAAACTTTATTTCGTCGTTATATTTAGTCCAGGCGGCAGTTCTAGCGGCGGCTTTTTCTGCGTCGCTCATTTTACTAGAGTTTATAGCCGCTAGTTCCGCGAGAAGCGTCGTATTTATTCCGCTTAACTGCTTCTCCGTAATAGTCGCTACGCCGCTAAGTTTCTGCGCGTTATTTAAAGACTCCCAGGACGCGAGTTCTTTAATCTTCGAAGCGATTAAATCTATATCTTCTAACTGAATCGCTTTTAAGAGTTCGAGGCGTAGACGGGTTTCTTTATCGACGGACATTTTTAGAGCGGCGACAATACCGATCTGCTCTAAATCGAATAAAGCGTTTCCTTTAGAGAGAGTTTTTTTATCGGCCGCCGCTTTCTTTTCCTGAGAGGCTTTTAAAGCCGCCGCTTTCTTATCGGCTAGGATCTTAGCCGCCGCCGCTTTTCTCGCCGCGTCCGCCGCTTTAGCGTTAGCCTGAGAAGCCATAAGGTTATTAAATCCGGAAGAAGAAGAAGGAAAAACTTTACCGGAAGAGATCGCGTCTTCCATTTTCCATTTCTTTAGAGAAGTTCCCATTTCTTTCGTATTTTTATTTATATCTAAAGGATTTAAAGTAAGTAAAGAGAATAAATGTATAAGTCGACCGGTACCTATTATCGCGTCGCCTATACCGCTCGAAAGTTTCTCGATCCAGTCGATCGTTTTAGGGAGTCCCCCTTCTCCGCCTAAATCCGTTAAAGCCTGGACTAAGGATTTTCCGATCATTTCTTTCGCGTTCGCAGAAGCGACGGTTAACTTATCGAGAGATCCGGCGAAAGAATCGGCGGCGATTTTAGCCTGACCTCCCGAAACTTTAGCGATCTGTTTTAAAATATCCTCGAAACTCATAGCGGCGAGTTCGGTCTTCGATAATCCTATTCCGTACTTTATAAGGCCCCGCGTATTTCCTGCGTAAGCCTTAGCGAGATCTCCGGAAACGGAGACAACATCGGCGCCGGACATGGCGGAAAGATCTAGCGCAGTTTTTAAAAGATTCTGAGAGGCTACATAATCCCCGGTCGTCGTTAAAAGTTTCTGATATGCCGGACGAAGATAATCGTCTAAAACTCCGTACTGTTTTTCTAAGTCGCTTATAAACTGCTTAACGCGAGGATCCGCGAAATGTAGTCCTAAATTATCGAGGGAACGGCTTAGGATTCTCGCGGCTTTATCGTCCGCCGCGAACGCTTTAACCGACGCCTTTCCGTAAGCGAGGATCGCCGTCGTACCTAAAGCGAACCCTAAAGTCTTACCTAATTTTAAAGCGGACTTCCCGAAAGAATCGAGTTTTTTATCCGCTTTCCCTAAAGCCTTTAAATCGGCTTCGGCGATAAACTTAATCGCGACGGTCATTTATTTTTTCCGAACGCTTTAACGGCGTCGAGTCTTCCCTGCGTAATACCTTCGACGCGTTTTACTCCGTCGATTATAGACCGAACGAATCTTCCGTTATCGGCTTCGACGGCCCTAAAGATTAAACGGCCTTCTTTCTTTCCCTTAATCTGCCGCTGGTTATCCTGCTTATCTATCTCGTCTATAAACCAGGCTCCCGCGTTTCGGTTTCGCGAATGGCTTACTTTTCTATTCCCGGGACTCGCGGTAGGGCCTTCCCAGGGTAAGCCGCCGGGGTTTATTCTACCCGCGGTCTCGTATATCGCTCCGGCGGCGGATTTATTTCGAAGTTCGTAAAGAGTCCGAAATCCGCGCGAGTTAGTTTTAGAGAATCCGGTATCGTAACCGATTCCTGTTTTAACTTCTCCGGCCTGATAAAGCGGAAAGGTTCGCGTAGAGAAAGCCGAAGTCTGCGCCGTAATTTTCCGGCCTTTCGTAGCGACGGCCCACCCGTGGAGATTTCTGGGAAGGCTACTAGGAGCGAATCCCCGCGCCTGAGAAACCATAAACTTTAAACGATCTCGCGCGTCTTTATCTATTTCTTTTTTTAAATCCGGAGCGAACTTAGCGAGAGCGCGGCGGGTTTCTTTAAGACCTTTTACCTCGACGGCCACGATTCGCTCCTTTCTCTCGATCTCTTATAACCTGGATTACCGCTTTTAAAATTCGGGAATCCCATTTTAAAATCTCATTCGGAGAGATATGGAGTTCCACCGCTAGTGAGGCCACTAGGTAGGTGAAGGACTCCCGATCTATTTTTTTCCTGATTCCTCATCAAACACTACATCGACGGATTTCAATTCGATAAGGAACTCATGCCCGAATAAGGGAATCGTTAAGCCTTCCTGACGCATACATTCCCAGGCCAACCAATAGACATCGCTCTGTTTTTCTAAATCCCGGAATTGCTTATGTATCCCGTTATTAAATTGCTTTTCGAAAGCGTATTCGATCGCCGGTGTTACTTCTAAAGTAATGACCTCCCCTGAGGCCCTAGTTATTTTAAGACTGGTCATTTTTTATTTTCCTTAGAACGCTACGGTAGGAGAAACTACGAGAGCCGAATTAACGGTAAAGGATAGAGAAGAGGCCGCTTCATCGGCGACGCCTCCCGATCCTAATGGAGTGAGGTTATTTACGAGAATCGAAAACTGGTAACTCGGATTCGCCGCGCTAACGACGGTTCCCTTAACGGTAATTAAAGAAACCGCGAGAGTCGTACCGGCGGCGGCGTTTAGAGTCTGCATAACTTGAGAGGCGTCCCAGTCATTGAAGAAGTCGATAGATAGCGTCGCGGCTTGAAGGCCGGCCGCGAAACGATGTGCAGTATCACCCATTGCGGTGACTTCAAGTTCGTCGAAGACCTGCGTTAAAGTAATCCCGGAAACCAAACTAGAGATGTCAATACTGGGAGCAGTAGGAGCGGCCGCCGTAGCGATCTTAACGCCTACCTTATTATTCAAATAAATTGCCATTTTTTATTCCTCATCTTTTACGGTAGGAGCGGGTGTCGCTTTTTCTTTAGTTTTTTCTTCTTTTACCTGGCCGGTCTTAATTAAGAAGGCCAAATTTTCGTCGTTAGTAGTCATTTTTAACTCCAATTCGCTAGAACGGTTATATTTAGATCCTGAGTTAGTAAAGATCCGGAGGCTATATCGAGAACGGCCGGAGCGGATAAAGTACCAACATTAAAGGTTAGAGTAGACTCCGCGAGTTTATTAAATACGACGCGACTAAACTCTTCTATCCCCGCGAGGTTTCCCTGGTTGTCGAGCATGGGAACGGTGATAATAATTTTAAACGAAGCGAGAGCCGCTAGGGAGTTCTGAGAATTATTCGAAGGAGTTAAATACGGATCTCCCGGCGCTACGATTACCGAGTTCGCGATAATCGTCGGTGGTGGAAAACTAAAGGTAGACCAGACTCCCGGGTTCGCTAAAATATCGGCGATAGTAGTCCGGAGAGTAGTTATAGCGGCGGTAGGCATTTAACCCACCATCGACGACGGCGAAGTGTACGGAGCGAGAAGGCCGCGAATCTTTCCCATGAGATTATTACCCATGCGATAGGGATTAGCGGTTAGTCCGTCTACGGATACGCCGCCGGTCTGCGAAACCTGTCGCGCTTGCCAGACATCGACGGCTAACATCATCGCGGCTTCGCGTACTGCCGGGGTAGTCGCGTAAGAAGTAGATTTAAAATCGGGTCCCGTAATAGTTCCGTACGGAAGAATTAAATGCTGAGGATCGTTACTCGCTGTCTTAGCGAACTGAATAAACGAATAACCTCGGGGATAGTTATTAGGAAAACCCATAAAAAGATTATTCGTCGAAAGGGTATAGGGCCCCGTCCCGGTAATCGTCTGCGCTCCGTTATAAGTCGCGCCGGCGTTAGCGATCGTCACAGACTGGCCGATTACGAAAGTTCCGGAGGACGCGATTACTAGCGTCGCGATATTAGACGAAAGGCCGGCGGAAACGACGGGAACCCGGTTAAACCAGAGAAACTGATCGATAAGATCCTGCGCGGTCTGGCAGACCTCTTCGACGGTAGCGGAAGAATAAAGCGTGCCGATACCTAAATTTGACCTTAGTTCGGTCTCGGTTACATAAGTCGCGGCCACGATTTTCCTCTCTTTCTAAAGGCTCCCAGGGCTAGGGCCTCCTAACCCTGGAAGCGGCTTAGGGGTTTATCAAGTTAGGTTGAAACGCTGGATTCCTCCGGCGACGTTGACCATCGTGGCCATATAGCCATAAATGGCCACCTGTACTTGAAGATTGCTTACGACGTTGACGGACATGTAAGCGGTAGGGCTTTCGAAAACCGTAAAGGCTTCCGGAGCGATAATAAAGGCCGATTCGTCGATAGTAGTCGAGACGACATTTCGATCGACGAATAAGTTTAGATCGAGAACCATTCCGCGAGAAGAAGTCGCGGCGGCATTTCCGCCACTATTCATAGGATTTCCCGCATTGTAAATCGGTCTTCCCGTCGAATCCGTTGCGCCTAATAAAAGCGACCATTGTGAACTACCTGCTAGGTAATTCTTAGCGAAATACGAAGAGGCGAGGTAAGCCGCTGGAGCGGCCTGGGAGATATAGGAGATAATTCCGGCGCTAGTAGCGGCTACCGCTGTAGCCTGAGTGCCACCGGCTGTAAGAGCGGTAATAACTGCCGCGTCCGTGACCTTATCGTAATTATTTTGAAGTTCACGAGTAATTGCATCGAAGAAGCCGGGATCCGACCGCTCGAGCAATTCGATTGAAATGGTTTGCATTCCACTGTATTTGCTGACGCTAGATGTCAGATATTCGGAGACCGCGTCCGTATTCTGAACCGCTCCGCCTTCCGCTTCTACTGTTACCGCTGGATACGTGGTGAACTTCGGCCGATTGATTGTCATTCCTGAGGCCGGAAGAGTCTGCTTATCGACGCATTCCATAGCGGGACGGCCGAAATTACCCTGCGTCGAAACGATCGACTTTAGGTACTGCGTAGGAGTAAATCCGAGGCCGGCGCTAGAGAAATCGTCCGCGGCGGTAATCCATAATTTAGATTCTTCGTTACCCTGCGCGGCGAGGATTTTATGCTTTAGTAATTGTCCTGATGAAGTAATCCCGTGTCTTACGCGCTGAGAATCTAAAGCGTTATAAGGAACGGATGTAGTAGGGCGAGCGGCTTCGACTACTGGAGCCGGAACCACCTCGGGAGTTACGGCTTCGGGAGTAGTTTCCACGGGAGCCTCGCTTTCTTTTTCGGTTGATGGATTTTCTGCGTTTTCCGTTTCGCTTTCGCTAGCGGCAACTTTAGTG